TGACTCTCACAACTAATTAAACTTGTAGCGGCGATCAACAACCCTAATATTATTTTCGTCATGGTCATGTATGAATACTTCCTTGATGGGTCCGTCTATGTTCTTGTCCCAATAGTCAAGAAACTCTGTGATTCTGGGATATTCTGGAATTTGGTCTTCTGTTTGCCACATGAATTCATTGACTAAAGAAAGATGGTCTGGTATGTAATAAACCACCTGAACAGTTGCAGTTGTCCATTTCTTTATGATGTAGACCATGAATTATTCTGGTTTTGGATACTTCAATTTTACTTGTCTTCTTTTTTCTGTAATTTCCTTCCACATAGTATCATCACCTTCTTCTTTTTCTGCTAGTGCTACCATCAAATCCTGAATACTTGGATATTCCATTTGTCTTTCCATTCTATAAATATTCGTATTCCAATCATCAATTAATTCTTGCCTCTTTTGTTCTATCTGTTCGTTTGTTATATTGTTAGGGTTTCCATCTAACCAAACTAGAGTAGATAAATCATCTTTTGCCATGTCTATTTGAACGACAGATTTTGGATCTATTGCTTTAATAACTTGGTAGTAATCATAAGGGTGAGGAAAATTTTTATTCATATCATAATCTCATACATATGTAATACTACATTATTAATTGCTTGAGGATCAGAATATCCATTTCTATAAGCAGTAAAGACAAAATTAAAATTTCCTGCTCCCTCATCTGTAATCTCATCACAAGTTAAATGAACATTCATTCCTGTTCTATAAGGCGATGTATTTGTGCTATGAAACAAATCATATGCATCGCCACTAGCAATTTGTGTTCCAGATGTATTAGTTCCTTTTCTCACTCTAAATCCAAGGCTTAAATGATACCCAACAGAGTCAAACATTTTAACATTGGCAGTAAAAAATAATTTTGATGTTGATGCATCTTTCTTTTTTACAAATACCATTGGATTTCCAATAGAAGTATATACCGCTTCAGATGTACCAGTATAATCTTGACCTGTGGTAGAAGAATATTGTGTATGAGTAATTATTGTACCTGATGGAAAAGTTACACCTGTTCCTAATGTGCCTGTCACTGCACTACCTATTGTTCCAGATGCTACTCCTGCATTATTGGTTACACCACTCCCTAAAGTAGTGCCCGTTCCCAAAGTTACAGTATCACCAGACAAAGTAATTGGAGCGCCAGATGTTGTTCCTGTTGCACCTGTTATCTTATCTACATTTAAGCGACTCATTTTTTCCCTGTTGAACCAAACCCACCATCACGCTCTGTTTTGCGTTTTGGTCTTTCAAGAACCTCTTCTAAAACGTGAGGTTGGTCTTTAAATAATTCTGCCTGACAAATTCTTTCTTCGTGATTGATGTACTTTACATAACCACTCATATTGAAAATCATGGCAAAAACTGGTTCTACATAATCTGAATCTATGATACCTACATTGTTTGCAAGTGTGAGTCCTTGTTTCAATGCAAGGCTTGACCTTGGATAAAGTCGTACAGAATAACCTTTTGGAATATCAAGTATCAATCCAGTTGGAATCAAAATTCTCTCTTTAGGATTGATTGGTACTCTTTTCAGCTTTACTACTCTCGTTACCTTCTCTGTCTCTTCAAAATCGTTTCTATATACTGTTACTTCTGACTCATCTGGCAGAAAAGAGTACAAATCAAAACACGCCGAACCACTAGTGGCACGATATGGATCTTTGACCTCTGGATTCAACTTGTAGTAACGTAAATCACTACTCATTGTCAGCATCGGTTTCTCTTTTGTTTCCTATATTATATTTAGGAGTCAACTCCCATTCGTCCTTTTCCTTGAAAGAAAGGATTTTTAGTTGACTTAGAGGAACAGTTGGTTCCTCTGTTTTTCCTGCATCTGCGAGCGAAATGAGTTCCCATTCCGCTAACAAGTTTGCAATCGTGTTTCTTCTTGCTTTGTCGTTTTCAGAAAAGTTGGATGCTTTTCCGTCAAGTGCAAATAATTCTTTGAAATGAACTATGTAATACTTACCCTGCTTGTGCAGAATATGACATGACTGAAATAAAGTTTTATCTTTTCTTGATGCGATGCCGATGCGTGTGAGGGTTTCTCTGACTTTGAGAAAATCATCAGCCTCTTTCAATCTCACTTCAATCATGGAATCAATGATGTTTTCACTCATTTTTTCCCTTTCAAACCACCTTTATCAGAATGTTTTCTTAATATATCCAGTTGCGAATCATTGAGAAGTGTAGCATAATCTCTCGCTTTCGCATAACTGCATTTATAATAATCTTTTATCAATTCAAGAACTTCATTGTTCTCTCTTTTCAACCATTTACTGTATCGTTTCTTTGGTCTAATACTATTTAGAAAAAAGTCAAACTGAAGTTTTGAATCAAGGTGATTGTATTCATTCATGAGATTTGCATAAAGAACCATGTCATGACTGAAACTCAACGCACGATTTACAATGAAAGGTTTGTATTCCTTTTCAAGTTCTGGATTCTCATCAATGAGATTCTGTTTACCATGCTCAATCTGTTTGGTGAAATCAAATGGACTCATGACATAAACTCCGAAAGAGATGAACGAACTTTGGTCTTGTTGAGTTCACTATGAAACGCTTCGTGTTTCTTCATGGAATATTTAGAACCATCGTATCCTTCTAAATATTTTTCCATCTTCTTTCTTATCTCATCGTTTGGAATAAACAAACGAGTATGACGAGAGTGTGGGTCATCTTTGAGGCCGAACTGCAAACACCATCTACGAATCGTTTCCCAAGAATTACCACCCTGAGCATCCACCATGATTGGATGAGTTTGATACAGAAAATCTTTCTTGTATTCCAAGTCATTGAGAATGAAATACAACCAAGGTTTGCAGAAAGAACCTTCTTTGTTTTCCTTGGTCACATTCCAACTGTTTTCCATAGCATTCACCAAGTTCCCACGAAACACTTCATCGTGTTTGGGGATTTGATGAGAGAAGTTGTCTGGGAGATTTTGTAGTTTGTGTTGAAAATCATCCTTCGTTTTGAAGTAAAGAGGATAATTGTCTCCCAGAACTTCTCTCATCATCGGAGAATCGTAAACAAGAGTTGGAGTTCCTGCAAGGATTGGGTCTTGAACTGAAAGATTCCAAGTTGCATACCCCTTTATCCACGCAACCGAAGCATAAGAGTTTCGCAGAAAATCAGAATAGAGTTCATAAGAACCAAGGAGTGAATCTGGAACACCTTCATACGCATACTTGAACCTTCCTGGCTCAAATACCGACTCTTCGTTAGAATCATTCTCTTCCAATTCTTCCAAAGAAGCATTCTCAACTGGCGAATATCCAGACAATGGTTTCTTCACCTTTGCATCAGTCACAAATACTTGATACTCATCTGGAAGTCCTTGCATCATCTTGTGAAAACTTCTTGCACCAGTTGTTTCGTTCCAACGATGATTGAATGCAATTGCTTTGATTCCATCTGGAGCATTCCAGTATTCACCATTTGTCATTGGAAGTTCACGAGCTTTGAGAGGCATCTTTCCAATCTTACTCATGAGTGTGTTCTCATCTGGAACAAGAACATGAGGTTTCTTCTCAAAGTTAGAGAGAAGATACTTCGTGCTAGCATCAGAGTGAAAGAAAATTTTACTGCATCTGTCAATCGCTTCAAATTGACGAAAGAATGTTGGTGGAAAGGCTGGTGCAGGACTTGATGCATTACAATCAACCCAATGAAAGAAACACATGGAATCAGTATTATTCATACCATATCGTAATGATAACAGATTCCACAAAACATTTGTAAGTATCTCTGGTTGATGACAGAAGACAAAATCAATGTCAATAGATGAAGTGTGAAGTGTCACAAACTCACCAGGGCGAAACTCCACTTTTTGTCTACCAGAAAAGATACGACAAAATGTTTTACCATCAAAGTTAGCACGATTCTGCATCACGGATTGTGGATACGGAAACGGAATGATGGTTACATTATCCATAGAATACAATGGGTCTGAAGGAGACAATGTATTCAGTTCAGGAACCAAAATATAATGATGACAAATAGGCAGAAAGTGAACTGTGTCCATCATCACTTTCCAATTTGAACATCTTTCTACCTCATACTTGCGACCTTTCCAACGAACAGGAGAAGCCACGTGTAGAATACGTTTACCAAAGATTGAAACACCAGAATAATCTTTGTGAAATTGTGTCATTTCCATCATACGAACTCACATTCTGCCATCAATTCAACAAGACAGGCGACAAGGTTAATCTCTTGGTCTGCAACA